TGGTCAGCCGGGGCCTCGGCGCGCGTTCTCTCGCGCGCACAGCACGCGCGAGGGTCTCTCGCGCGGCGTCGCTCTCGTTGTCAGCGGTCGTTCGCTTCACAGCGATCGACCATGGATGCAATCATCCCATGATCGGCTGTAGATGCAAGCATTCGTGACCTCCGCAACTGCTGGAAGATCCAGCACTTGCGGCGACGCCCGCGCTGGGGGCCTACTGGAAGGGCCCTCGGGGCCGTCTGGGGACGTTCAGACGGGGCGGCTTCGGGGGCACCGGAAGCAGGCGAGAAAGTGATTCTGAGACCCGATCTCATCTCGGTGGTCGAGGGCGCGAAGCCCGCGCTGCGTGCACGCGTGTACAGCGCGGACGGCTCGCTGCTGGTCGTCGATGACGTCGACTCGATCGAGGCTGCGCTCTACGACCTCGACAGCATCGCGGTCGATGCGCCAGTGCTCTCGGCGATGTTCAGTCCGCCGTACGGCGGCGTCGTCACTGCGCTCACCGTCGATGGCACGTGGGATCTCGACAGCACTGGCTTCAACGTCAAGGCCACGGTCATCACCGACAGCCTTGGCATCGGCGGCCACATGTGCCGCTACGAGATGCGCATCTTCGAGAGCAGCGGCGAGGTGCACACGATCGCGTGGAACATCGAAGTGAGGTCTGCGCTCGGTGCCTAACCTGAAGCCCAACACCTCGGGACTGCGGCCGTTCAAGCGTGGCGAGCGTCGTCACGGAGGCGGTGGTCGCGCGCGCATCTTCGACAAGGCGATGCGCCAAGCGATGAGCGAAGAGGATCGCATCGCGATCGTGCGCAACATCATCGAGATCGCGAAGGGCGAGAAGGGCAAGGTCGGCGATCAGGTCGCAGCTGCGCGCTTCATCATCGAGCGCATCGACGGCAAGACGCCGTTCGAGCACGACCACAAGATCGTCACGCCCGGCGTCATCCTCAACGTCGACGTGGGTCGCGAGGTGCGCGATCTTCCGCCGCTGCCGATCGGCGTGAAGGAGATCACGTGACGCATCGCATCCGCGGTGGGCCGGCGAAGCTCTTCACGAGCACGCAAGCGCGCGCTGCGAAGGGCGGCGTGCACAAGGTGCTGCTCGATGGCCCCGCGGGCACGGGCAAGAGCTTCGGCATCCTCGCGTACCTCACGTGGCTGTCGAGCGTGTACGACGGACTGCGCGTGCTCGTCGTGCGCCAGACGCGCGCCTCGCTGACCGAGAGCGCGTGCGCCACCCTGGCCCGCGTGCTCGGCGACGGACATCCGGCACTGCAGGGCGCTGGCGCGAACAACCGCGACAGCTACGACATCGAGAAGGCGCACTGGTCGCTCGGGTCACTCGAGCATCCCGACCGGCTCTACTCGACCGACTGGGACGTGGTGTACGTGCAGGAAGCGCGTGAGATCGCGCACGAGTCGTGGCTCAAGTTCAGCCGCGCGCTGCGCTCGAACCGCATGCCGTTCCAGCTGCTGCTCGCGGACACGAACCCCGACGCCGAGGATCACTGGCTCAACGTCTCGTGCTCCGACCTGGGCGGCGACATCGAGCGCATCCGCTGCTACCACACGGACAACCCGATGCTGTGGGACGCCGAGCGCGAGGAGTGGACGACGTTCGGCGCCGGCTTCGTGCAGAACCTCGCGGCGCTGCCGGGCTATCTGCGCAAGCAGCTGTACGAGGGCATCTGGTGCTCGGCTGAGGGTTCGGTGCTTCCGCAGTACCAGCGCGAGCGTCACTGCGTCGACGCGATCCCGCACGGCGCGAAGATCGCGTACCACTTCGGTGCGCTCGACTGGGGCTGGACTGACGCGCAGGTCATGCAGATGTGGGCGGTCACCGAGGCGATGCGCATGTACCGCGTCGCTGAGATCTACCGCACCAACGAGAACAGCGACTGGTGGGGCGATCGCGTTGTCGAGATGCGCCAGGAGTTCAAGCCGGTGCGCTTCGTCGCTGACCCCTCGAGGCCCGAGTCGATCGATCTGCTCAACGCGCGCCTCGGCTCACGCGGCACGTCACAGATCGTGATCCCGGCCGACAACAAGCGCGCGACGACAGGCGTCGGCGACCTGGGTGGCATCGACGTGATGCGCTCGATGTTCGAGCGCAATCAGATCTTCTTCGTGCGCAACGCGAACCGGCACATCGACGAGCAGCTCCGCTCGAAGCGCATGCCGTGGTGCACGGAGATGGAGCTGCCCGGCGTCGTGCACGAGCGCGACCGTGTCACCGGCCGCATCCTCGACCGCGTGAAGCAGGGCATCCCCGACCACGGCTTCGACACCACGCGCTACGCGGCGAAGTTCGTGCACACGTACAAGCTCGCGCCGAAGCAGCAGAACGTGCAGACGTACAAGGCCGGATCTTGGGGCGATCGACTGCGTCACGCTGATGTGCATGAGCGCCTGATGGAGGTCGAACTCGATGTTTGACATCAGCCCGAACAACCTCGCGCGCGAGCGTGATCAGGCGCGCGAGACGATCAAGGCGCACCTCGACTCGCTCGATGATTCGGTCGATCGCTACGTCGGCCGTCACTACGGGCGATCGCGCGTCACGAAGAAGTACCAGCCAGAGAACCACGAGTACGAGTTCGTCTCGCTCATGGTGCCGCGGCTCGTGTTCGCGAATCCGAAGGTGAAGGTCACCACGCGCAGGCTCGGCAAACCCGCGATCGTGGCCCGCTCGATGCACCACGGCATGAACCGCTGGGTCGAGGACGAGGGCTACAAGTCGACGTTGCGCACGATCTGCGTCGACTTCCTGCTGCGCTGGGGCGTGTCGATCACGCTGCCCAAGCAGCGCAAGGGCCGCGGCAAGATCCCCAAGCCTGACGGCAGCACGAGCGAGTTCCCGTGGGTGCCGACAACGAAGCGCCTCTCGACGCGTGACGTGTACTGGGACACGCTCGCAACCGACCGCTCCGACCTCGCGTTCATCGGGCACCGCATCACGCGCTACAAGGACGACGTGCTGCGCGAGGCGCGCGAGAACCCACAGATGGGTTGGAACGTGAGCGCGATCGAGTCCGTCCCCGTCAATCGCAAGGACGATGAGCCGCGGAACGAGCGGCGTGACCGCGGCGAGATCACGTACGACGTGATCTGGGTGCGGCACCACAGGCTCGAGGGCAAGCCAGGGCCGGAAGAGGGCTTCAACGGCGTCGTCTGCACGATCGCGACAGGCAGCGGCGGCGACAACGTTGAGCTGCGCGAGCCGTTCCCGTGCTACTGCCCGCCGTGGGGTCCGTACACGTTCTACGGCGCGCACGTCGTGCCGGACGAGACGATCCCGCTGAGCCCCGTCGTTCCCGTGCTTGGTCAGGTCGAGGAGCTGAACGCGGCGGCGCGTGCGTACCGCGAAAGCGTGAAGCGGCGTAAGAAGATCGGCGTCACGAACTCGATCGAGGAGAAGATCGGGCTCAAGTTCCAGAAGGCTCGCGACGGCGACGTGATTGACATCGCCGGCTTCATGAAGGACATGATCGCCGAGATCGAACTCGGCGGCCCGAGCGCGGATCAGGCGTACGCGATCGAGATGTTCAAGCGCACGCTGGCGAACATCAGCGGCATCGACGATGCGCAGCGCGGCGCAGTGACCGGGCGCGGCACTGCGACCGAGAACGCGATCGCGAGCCAGAACGCCGGCGTGCGCACAAACGGCATCAACGACGCGTGGACCGACGCGGTCGCGTCGAACCTGAAGACGGTCGCGTGGTATCTGTTCCACGACAACCGCGTGGCGATGCCTGTTGGCCCCGAGGCCGCGATGGAACTCGGCATTCCGCCTGAGATCGGCGAAGACGGCGCGATCTACATGCCCGACCCGTGGCTGCACGGCGGCATGCACGAGGAGCTGAGCGGCTTCGCGTTCGAGGACCTCGAGCTGTGCATCGAGCCGTACTCGATGGAGCGCACGAGTGAGGGGCGCCAGCAGCAGCAGCTGGACTTCCTGCTGCGCTTCGCTCTCGAGGTCGCGCCGGCGATCCCGATGAATCCGCACGTGCGCTGGCAGGAGTGGATGCAGGCTGCGAGCGATCTCGCGAACCAGCCGCTGTTCGCGCGCATCGTCGACATGAACGTCGCGTCTCAGATGTCGCAGATGGGCATGGCGCTTCAGGTGCAAGAGGCCCAGGCGAAGTCCGAAGGCCCGAAGCAGGAGGCGTACCAGGGCAGCGCGAAGCCATCGATCGTGATCCCGCCGGGCGCTGCGCGCGGCGGCAGAAGCACGCCTGCGAGCGGTGCGAAGGAGAAGTCGAAGAGTGCTGTATGAGTTCGAGCGCGTCGGCGGCGGCGAGTACGCCACGTTCGACTTCCCCATCGGTCGCGCGCCCAAGATCGGCGCGACGATCCGTCGCAACGGTCGGCGGTACGTGCGGATTCCGTCGAGCCCGCAGGTGCCCAGCACGAACTACCACACGAAGTACAGCTTCATGTCCCGCTCGCTGCCGAAGGACCCCGGCAACAAGCGCGGTATGTACCCCAGGGTCGACAAGCAAGGGCGCCCGCTGTTCGCGAGCAAGCGCGAAGTGAGCGAGGTTGTAGCCCGTAGCGAGGGAGGACTGATCTATGACGCAGGAACAGAGCACATCGACAGCTGAGTCGAAGCCGCTCGAGCGCACCGCGGCGCAAGTCACCATGGGTGGCTTGCCGCTCGACGAGACCGCGACGCGCGCCGCGTTCGACAGGCTCTTCAACGCAGCGCCAGACACGCGCGCGCAGCAGGCCAACCTGCTGGAGAGCACCATGAAGACCACGCCGGCGGACCAACAGCCGCCGGCGCAGCCCGGGAAGTCTCTGAAGGGAACAGCCGACTACGACAAGGCGGTCAAGGCCCTGGAACTCGACGGGATTCCGAAGGCGCTGCTGGAGTCTTGGCCGGAGGAGAAGATCGTCGAGATCGGTCTCCACCGCTCCAAGGTTCACGCAGACGTGGACAGCAAGCTGAACGGCGCCAAGCCGAAGACCGAAGAGAAGGCACAGTCGCAGGAGCAGACCGACGCGAAGGCGCTCGGGCTGACGGACGCGGCCAAGGCCCTCTACGAGGAAGTCGGCGAGGACACCGGCAAGCTGCTGACCGGCTACCTGGAGCAGGCGATCAGGGCGGAAGGAGCCAAGCTCATCGAGCAGTTCCAGTCCGCACTGATGAGCCTGCACATGGAGCGGTTGCAGGAGAAGCTCGGCGTCGAGTCGAGCACGTGGGGCAAGGTCGTCGAGCAGATGGGCGTGCTGTCGGAGACCGGTCGCTACAGCGACCTGGATTCCCTGGCACGCGATGCCATGAAGCTCGTCGGCCACGCCCCTCAACCGTCGCGTGATTCGCGCGCGACGGCTTCGCCAGAGGTGCCTTCGGCGCGTGCGCGCCCGCAGCCTCTCACGTTGGAAGAGCGCGAGAAGGCGGCCTTTTTCGAGCTGCTGAACTCGCGCGACGTGGACACGGCGAAGCGGACGTTCCAGCGGACCTCCTGAACTGAGGAATCCAAATGCCCAGCCTGAATCTCTTCACCGACTTCGTCCTGACGACTGGCGAGGCCATCGCGACCGGCGCCGACCAGATCGTCTACGACGTGACGAAGAACACCTACTTCCTGCGTCGCATGATCGAAGGCAAGTCCAAGGAGGTCATTCTCCAGGGCGGCGACAAGATCAAGGACCAGATCATGCTGTCGCTCACCTCGACGCGGCAGCACTACAACCCGAACGAGCCCGTCGACTACATCAACCCGCAGAACCTCACCGAGTGGGAGATTCCGTGGCGGTTCACCATCGACCACATGTCGTGGACCGACCAGGAGACCCAGCTCAACGAGGGCGGGATGACGCGCGAAGCGATGTTCGCGACGTACAAGCGCCTCAAGAGCATCAAGCAGGGCCGCCTGTGGCTCTCGATGATCAACGGCCAGGAGGAAGACCTCTGGGCCGCGCCGGTCAAGGCCGACATGGAGGACACCGGCTCGCTGACGCCGAAGCCGTACAGCATCCCCGCGTTCGTGAACGAGTTCGCGAACGGCCTGTACGTCTCCAGCAACACCGGCCAGTGGACGACGAAGATGGGCATCAACCCGTCGACGTACTCGGCCTGGAAGCCGCAGCGCGTTCTGTACGGCTCCGACTACGCCTCGGCCACGGACAACACGTGGCAGGTCTGGGGTTCGCTGGACGAGATGGCGCACCTGCTCCAGTTCGACCAGCTTCCGATCCACCCCGAGTACAGCGAGAAGCGCAGCGGCAACGCCCTCTACGCGTGCTCGAAGTACGCGCGGAAGGAAGTCATGCGCGCCCTCCGTGTCGGCCAGGACCTGTTCCTCGGCAACCGCCAGGACGGCGCCTACCCGAACCCGATGTACGACGGCATCGAGTTCGTCTACGTCAGCGAGCTGAACGACAAGGCGCTGTACCCGACCGACCTCACTCCGAGCACCAGCGAGGCGCTCGTGATCGAGACGGCGGCTTCTCTCGATGGTCCGCGCTTCTACGCGCTGAACCTCGACTACCTCGTCCCGTTCTGGCACACGGAGCGGTACTTCAAGTTCCTCCAGCCCGATCGTCCGCTCAACCAGCCGACGACCACCGTGCTGCCCGTCGACATGTGGCACAACATCGGGTGCCGCTCGCTTCGCCACCAGGGAATCCTCGCGCCCGGCGCGTGATCCAAGACCACTCCATCAACAACAAGGAAGAAGACACATGTTCGGTGCTCAGATTGCAAACGAACTCGGCATCCACATCCGTGAGACGTGCCGAGCGAAGAACGCCTCCGGTGGCGCCATCGTCAAGGGTGACGCCATGGTCGCCGACTGGGACAACGACAGCGGCGACGCGACCGCGACGACTCGACTGGATGGCCCGAACGGCATCACGTCGAACGTCACGAACGTGTCGAACGACACCTTGGCGAAAGCCACGATCGTTCTCGTCGCGCTGCAGGACCTCGCCGATGACGCGGTCGGGCAGTTCATGGTGATGGGCGTCTGCGACGCGTTCGTGTGCCACATGAACGCGGGCGCGGGCTTCCCGTTCACCGTCACGAAGGGGACGCGCCTGCGCGTGCAGAGCGTGTCGTGCGACAAGACCTTCGACATCAACACGGGCTCTGGCACGGGTGGCAACACCTACGCGATCGTCGTCGAGCCCCCCGCCACGGCGATCCAGGCCACGGGCGTCGCCAACCGCGTCGCCTGCAAGGTCTTCCTCTGCGGCATGTTCGGCCTCGGCCAGCAGTCGTGACGTGGTCGGCGTGCCAGGGGCCGCGCGCTCCTGGCACGCCTCATTCGTGAGGTTCGAACATGGCGATCCAAGTAGCGCGAGCGGTCGAGTACGCAGAGTTCGCTCTGATGGGCAAGGCATCGCCTGCCATCGGTGCTCTGCGCGTCGTGAACATCGCTGGGCGCGCCATGTTCGGCCTCGCGGACTGGAACTGGAAGCGACGCGAACCTGTCAGTCTCGCGCTCGTCGCGGCTCAGGAGTACGTGAGCCTGCCAACGGACTTCGGCGAGGTGGTCGCGCTCTCCGTGAACAACTCGATCATCCAGACGTTCGAGTGGGTCTCACCGCAGCGGCTGATTGACCTGCGCACGAACGTCCTCGCTGACCTGACTGGCAAGTACTTCGGGTGCATCTCGTGGCCGAGGGTCAACGACGTGTCTGTCGCTCCGAATCCGGCGCGTATCGAGATCGCACCCACGCCCAGCAGCAACATCACCGAGGCGATGCTGCTTGTGTACGACGCCGGCTGGGTCGACGTGAACTCGGACGACGACTACATCCAGATCCCGTCGTTCATGGAGCCGCTCTTCTACGAGGTGATCGACGCGATCGCCCTGGGCATGCACTTCGCGCGCGAGGGCACGATGGGCGAGCGCCTCACGCGCGTGAAAGCGAACGACCTGTACCGGTCGGCTCGCCGGCAAGACCTCAACCAGCAGCTGACGCTGGGCCTGATGGAGGGCGGCCAGATCAATGAGCAGGGCCGCTGGCTGACGATCGGCAAGCCGGCGGTGATTGGAGATCCGTCGTGAGCGAGCTGAGCTTTCCGTTTCGCGGCATCGATCGCGGCGACGCCTTCGCGGCGCAGATGCCGCTGACCACGCGCATCGGAAAGAACGTGCGCGGCCGTGACTCGCAAACCGGCCGCCGTCGCGGCTCGATCCGCCCAGGCACGCCCACGTACATCGGCGCGCGCATCGACTCTGGCGCAAACAAGCGGGTTCGCCGACTGATCCAGGCCGCGTACGACGCCAAGCGCGTCACGTACTCCTACAAGGATGTTGGCGAGAACCAGTGGTCGAAGGACGTGAACCGCGTCGTTTCGAATCTCGCCGTCGACGACCAGGGCAACGTGGTCGCCATCACGGGCACGGCGACGATCACGAAGTACAACTCGGCCGGCGAGGAGATCTGGTCGCACTCGCCGAAGAGCGCCGCGCGCGATCAGACGTGCCGAGCGATCTGCTGGGACGGTGTTGGCGGGTTCATCCTCGCCGTCTCCAGCGGCCAAGATCAGAGCGAGGGACACATCTGGCGCATCCTCGAGGACGAGGACTCGAAGCCGTACACGGCCTGGGATCTCGAGCTTGAGGGCTTCGTCGAAGACGTGCAGGTGCTCAACGGTGAGCTGTACGCTGCGTGCAACCTGCCGAAGAACAACATCGGCAAGCTCGTCGTGTACACCGGGATCTTCGGCGAAGTCGAGGACGAGGTCCCCGAGATCGAGCGCGAGGAGTTCATCGAGTACCCCGTGAACGCGATGAGCGTGCGCGAGAAGGACGGCGCGATCTTCCTGGCTCACGGCCCGGCCGAGGCGCCGTACAACCGCGGGGAAGTGCCGCAGAACACGGCGCTGATCGCGAGCATCGTCGACTGGACGATCAAGGACTTGGATCGCTACGAGCGCCGCATCTGGAAGTGGCACGACGCGAGCCAGTACGAAGGCGAGCCGAACTCGGATGTCGTCGTGATCCCCGACGTGTCCGGCAACGGCCGCGACATGTTCGCCGATCTCGTGAACTTCTCCGCGCCGGTGTTCAAGGCGACGGCGATGGGCGGCCTGGGCGCGTTCCGTTTCAGCGGCGCGACGACCGGCTACGAGGGCAAGGTGCTCTCCGCGCCGAACCCGTCGACCACGCTCGCGATGAAGGACATGGGTCTTTCGTGTACGCCGAGCGCGGACAGCACGTCGAACAAGTGGGCGCGCTTCATCGTTCTGCGCGTTCCGCCGGTGGCTCGTGCACAGGGATGCTGGAACCAGAAGACCGAGGAGACGAGCGCGTTCAACCTGGAGCGGAACTTCGGCAAGACGCTCGCGCTCAACGTCGACTCCGAGACGCACTCGAGCGCCACCCTCTGGCCCGCCTCGTCCGGGAACGCATGGTTCCAGGAAGACGTACCCAACGACGTGAACACGTCCGGTGGGTCGCAGCAGATCAATGCGTTCAACACCTCGTTCGGCGGGAACGACTACAACCCGCGCCGCGTCACGTGGACGAACAAGTACTCGTCAGTTGGCGGAACTCAGGGCCTGACGAACGGGACGCACACGATCGGGACCAACGACTCGAACGTGCTCATCCTGACGATCGTGCACATGGCCGGAACGTCGTGTGTGACCGAGACCACAACCGCCGTCGCATCTGCCAACGGAACGCAGGGAGAAGCGACTCAGGTTGCGACGATGATCCGCATCAACGGGCAGGCGTGGGATCGCTATCAGTCGCGCCACGCCTCGTTCGGCACGCAGCCCTCGATGTTCGGGTCGGTCGCGAGCCTTGTGTCGTCGCTGACGGGCGCGGGCGAGTTCGATCTGCTTGAAGACATCGTCCTGCAGTCCGACAGCGCCGCAGACAACGGGATCATCTCGTGCCCCAAGGGGCCGCGCCTGCTGAACGCGAGACTGCGCTTCATCGACGGCCTGCTCTCGTCCGACACCGAGGTCGAGAAGATCGAGGGCTACCTCGCGCACAAGTGGCGCGTTGCCGGCTTGCTGCCCTCGGGGATCTCGCAGGCAAACGCTGCGTCTGGCGGCGGCAACAACAACCTACGGCCCGGAACTCCGTGGGCGACGTACTCGCCGCCGATCGTTCCGCACCCGTACCAGTTGCTCTTCGGCCCTCCGAAGAAGACAGGCGCAGCGTTCGATACGCGTTCTCAGGCGAACAAGAGGCGCTCGAACGACTCCATGCTCGTGAAGCGCGACGGATCGAGTCTCGAGGTCGTGTGGGTGATTGCGAGCGTTCCGTCGGTCACGTTCCCCACGATCGGAATCAGTGGCGAGACGTACGGCGGCATCGGGTACGGCGTGGCGACGAGTGACGATCGCGTGTTCAGCGTGGGCCCGGTGTACGACGCCGGCGGAACCGTGGCCGAACAGGCGTGCACGATCGGAATCACGGACAACGGGAAGACGTACACGATCTCCTGGACGAAGACCTCCGGCGACCTCGGCCTCGACAACGTGATTTCGCCGTCGTATGACCGGCTGAAGTGCTCCGTCGACGAGAACGGCAACTTCTATCTGCCATGGAATGACAACGGCGTGTCGAGCACTGTCGGGTACAGCGGCTTCGTGCTCAACCCGGACGGCGACGTGCTGCTGGAGATTGAGGCCAGCGCGGTCGACGCGACGATGCCGCAGGGGCTCGCGCTCAAGCCGGCGTTCGAGGTGGTCGACAGCGAGGGCGATCTTACGGATGACATCGCCGAGCACGTGTACCTCGGCACCAACCAGAAGCGCGACGGGACCGAGGACAACACCGTCGCCACGCTCTACCGCGTGACGACGCTGAGCACTGTGCGCATCGACACGCCGCCGCGCGTGAACAAGCTCGTGGGCGTCGCGGCCGGCAAGATTCGAACGCTGACATCGCCTGCGACGGTCGGAACGCCCACATTTGCCGGCGTGACTGACCCGGTCCTCTCTGCGAGCGCGCGCTACATCGCGGCCGCAGTGCTGTACGAGAAGGTGTACTTCGCGGACGGTGAGTCATACGCGGTCTACGACCCGCGGGCGAACGAGGTCACTGCGCTGAAGGCCGACAAGTCTGGGCAGGTGCCCAAGCGCATGTCGCTGCTCGCAACGTGGCGCGGCCGTCTCGTCGGAGCGCGCAGCGAAGGCAAGCCGCATCACTGGTGGATGTCGGCGGTCGGCGAGCCAGGGAACTGGGACTTCTACCCCTCCGTCATCACGGCGACGCAGGCGATCGAGGGCAGCACGAGCCGCGCTGGCCTCGCGCCCGACATCGTCAACTGCCTGATCCCGTACAACGACGACCTGTTGATCTTCGGGTGCGACAAGGAGATCTGGAGGCTCACCGGCGACCCGGCCGTTGGGGCGCAGTTCGATCTCGTCACGCGCTCGACGGGCATCGCGTTCGGCGCGCCGTGGTGCATCGCGCCCGACGGCACGATCTTCTTCTTCGGCTCGCGTGGCGGCGTGTTCGCGATGCCGCCCGGCGGACAACCGACGCTGATCTCGGACTCTGGGCCGAGCGGCAAGCGCACATCGGTCCAGCGCGACCTCGAGTCGATCGACCTCGCCACCTATCACGTTGAGATGGCTTGGCTGACGGAGAGCCAGTCGCTCGTGGTTGCCGTGGTGCCGCACGCCGCGGACTCAGTCGCAGCGTCCTGGTGGGCCTGGGACTCGACCACGGGCGCGTGGTGGGAAGACACATGGACCGGCGCAGATCTTCAGCCGACGGCCATCGCTGTCCTCGACGGCGACGAGCCCGACGACCGTCGCGTTCTGCTCGGCCGAGCCGATGGCTACGTCTCGGTGGTTGACGAAAGCGCCGCCTACGACGGCGACGCGGCCACGGCTGTCGCGGCGATCGACACCCAGGTGCTGCTCGGGCCGATCTCGAACGAAGACCAGGAAGTCGCCGTCGAGTGGCTGGCCGCCACCCTGGCACGCGACCGCGCGTCCCTGCGCTTTCAGCTGTTCTCCAGCGACAACCCGGATGCGATGGGCGACCCCGTCTACACGGGCCTCTTCGAGCACGGGTACACGGGCAAGATCTTCGCTCGGGCCCGCGGCGCGTACGTGTGGATCAAGCTCCTGCGCGTCGAACCCGTCGGGTCAACGCTTCCGTCCCCGCTTGGGTGGTCTCTGGAGCGCATGGAGGCTAGCCTCGCGCCCATGGGAGCGAAGCGATGAGCAGGCGCAGTGGCTACGTCGGCCGGGGCGTCGGGAGCCAGGGCTCGCGAGCGCAGTCACTGGGCGGCAGCGATCCGCGCGCGCGTCGGGCGGGCCAGGGGATGTCCACGGACGAGGCTGCTGGGCGCGGCCTCTCTGTCGAGGATGGTCGCCTCGTGATCGATGTCGCGAAGGCTCAGAAGCTGCTGATCCGCTTCGAGAACGGATCGGCGCTGACGCTCGACCGCGGCACGGTGCACCTGAAGAGCGGCGCCGGCCTGACACAGGACGGTGGTGTGCTTGCGCTCGATGCGCTCGACTCGGTGCGCGATGTCAGCTCGGGCGCCAGCACGACAACCCTGGCTGCGAAGATGAACGAGCTTCTGGCCGCGCTTCGACTGAAGGGATTCATGGTGTCATGAAGTCCGCTGTCGAACTCGGGACGGCCATGGAGGTGATCGAGATCCTGTGCACCGACGTAGTCGGCGCGCGCATGTTCCTCGGTGACGGCGCGTTCGACGAGCTGATGTCGAGCCCTCGGGCGATGGCGGACATGCTCGGAAGGGCCGACAACATCGTCCTGAGGCGCGGCGTTCTGATCGTTGGTCACTACTGCGGCGGCGGAATGCTGATGATGCACGCGTTCGCCGCGCCGAGCGCCCGCGGCGCGACGGTGAGGCGCATCGTGAGGGAGTACTTCAGACTGGCTTTCAGGTCAGAGAAGGATGCGATGATGATCGTCGGCAAGATCCATCCCGACAACAGGCCCGCACGCCACATGGCTGTCGCGTGCGGCATGAAGCCACGCAGGTCCGACGACGACCACTGCTGGTACGAGGTGCGGCGCCGTGGGTAACCTCTACGGAAACATGCCTGCTGGCTCGCTCGGCCTTCCCAACGGAATCCTTGGCGGGCTGAGTTCGCCGCAGAACGCCAACAAGGGGCCCAACAGCTCCGCGATGGGGAAGCTCATCAAGGCCATGATGAAGAAGAAGCAGCAGAACCAGCCCACTCTGCCGAAGATCGACTACAGCGGGTACACGCTCACTCGACTGAGCGACTGGAGCTGAGACATGGGCGGCATCGGCGACATGCTCTTCGGGACCGAGGACAAGGCGTACAAGCAGAACCTGAAGAACTACAAGCTGGTTCAGCAGGTCTGGGGCGATCTGAAGCCCGAGCAAGCGAAGGTCATGCAGGCGTACCTCGCCCAGCAGGCTGGGGTCGCGCCGCTGATCCAGCAGGCGTACGCGAAGGCCGGCAAGGGACTGAAGCAGGGCGCCGCGAACCAGTCGAAGGCGATCCTGCAGAACCAGAAGCAGCAGCTTGCCGCGGTCGAATCTGCCGCGCTCTCGCGTGGCATGAGCGGCACGAGCGTCCCGCTGAACCTGAAGCGCGGCGTTCGCGCGGACGCCTCCACGGCGCTCGCTAGTGTGCAGAGCGCGTTCTCGCAGCTGGAGTCGGAACTCGCACTGAGCAAGGGCAACGCCCTCGCCGGTGCGAAGGGCAACATGGCGAACGCTTACCTGAACCAGATCCAGCAGAACCTCGCGCTCGCGCAGGGCCAGACCGGCGGCATGACCTCGTTCCAGTTCCAGGGTTCGCCGGGACTGCTGCAGACGGCGGTTTCAGGCGCGGCCCAGGGCCTGTCACAGGTCGGCGGCATGGCGCTCGGCGCTGCGATGTTCAGCGACGCGCGCATGAAGGTGAACGTGCGGCGCGTCGGCACGAGCCCGTCGGGGATCCCGATCAGCGAGTTCGAGTACATAAGCCAGCCCGGAAAGCGGTTCCGTGGCGTCATCGCGCAGGATCTGATCGCCATCCGACCGGACGCTGTGGTCGAGGCCAGCAGCGGGATGCTGGCCGTTCGCTACGGCGAGATCGACGTTTCGTTCGAGGAGGCCGTCTGACATGCCGATCATCGTCAACCACCCGACCTACGGCATCGGCAGCCCGGTCGCGAACGCGATCGCCGGGTCGATGGTTGCTGGTTACGTGGACGCGAAGCGCCAAGCCGAGGAGGCCGAGGAGAAGCAGGCGCGCCTCGACTACATCAAGTCCCAGACGGCGGCGAGCCAGAGCCGCATGGAGACCGAGAAGCAGAACCGCGAGCTTGCGGCGAGCGCAGAGGCGCGCGCCGACAAGGCAGAGGCGCGCGCCGACAGAGAGTCCGAGGGCCGCATCAAGCTCACTGAGGAGCAGACGCGTGGTGCGGCTCTCGCCAACGACAAGGCCAAGCGCGCGCTGGAGAACAGGGTCGATCCAGCTCTTGCCGCGGCAGAAGTGGACATCTTCCGCGAAGAGATCCTTGGCGTGTTCGGCGGCAACGTGCCGGAGGCGATGAAGGCCAAGATCGACGGGTACGTCAGGGCGTTCGGGGCTATCGACCCGAGCGCGATCGGCCTGGACG